TTATTTTTCACTGTATTCATAGCCTAAATGCTCATATGCCTTAGCTGTCGCCACCCGTCCAGAACGAGTTCGCATGATAAAGCCTTTTTGGATGAGGTAGGGTTCATACATATCCTCTACCGTCTCGCGTTCTTCTGCTATATTAACAGAAAGGGTTCCCAGCCCAACTGGACCACCACCGTACATCTCAATCATGGTACGGAGGATTTTTTGATCCACATAGTCCAAGCCTTCACGGTCAACATCCAGCATGATCAAAGCTTTATCGGTAATCACATCATCAATAACCCCATTCCCCATAATCTGGGCAAAGTCGCGCACGCGCTTGAGGAGACGATTGGCGATACGAGGAGTTCCACGACTACGTAAGGCCAACTCAGCTGCAGCTTCATGAGTGATTTCCATCTCAAAAATATCTGCTGTCCGCTCAACAATTTCCGTCAAATCATCGTGGGCATAGTATTCCATATGACCTGTAATCCCAAAACGTGCTCGTAGCGGATTTGAGAGCATACCGGCTCGGGTTGTCGCACCAATCAAGGTAAAAGGTGGCAAGTCCAAATGAACACTGCGACTGCCTTCACCAGCCCCAATCATAATATCAATGTAAAAGTCCTCCATGGCACTATAGAGCACCTCTTCCACCGACATGGGCAGGCGATGAATCTCGTCAATAAAGAGGACATCTCCAGGTTCCAAATCATTCAAAATCGCTACCAGATCCCCCGCTTTTTCAATGACAGGACCAGATGTTTGCTTGAGATTGACTCCCAGTTCATTGGCAATAACAAAGGCCATGGTCGTTTTCCCCAAACCTGGAGGCCCAAATAAGAGTACATGATCCAGTGCTTCATCCCGCATTTTGGCAGCTTCGATAAAGATTTGCAGCTGGTCCTTGACCTTGTCCTGCCCAATATATTCACGTAAATACTGAGGACGGAGCGTACGTTCTACTAACTCCTCATCCCCCATTATCTCATTGTCTAAAATTCTACTCATGGCTCTATTATATCAAAAATCCAAGCCACAAACAAAAAAGCCACCTGTTTGGGTGGCCTCTTTAGGGAGATTATTATGAAAAAGGTAAAATAAAATCTTATTAAATCAATGCTTTTGGAGGGTGTCCCCTCCAACCCCCCGACCTCTGGACAAGGTCTATTTTTTTTTGAAAAAATTTAAAAAAACTTCATCAAAACACTTGACTTTCTCGGTGTACCGTGATATAATATAATCAAGATAAGGAAAGGAGGTGAGGAAAATGGACAAAGATGATTGGCTCAGATTGGTTGAAAAACTAATTGATAACGGGCCGGCTTACATCACAGCTCTAACTGGTGCATATGCTACATATCACATTTGGAGCAAAGAAAAAAAGCGAAAACCTAGACCTCGCAAGTTTAAGTAATCGCCTTGGGAATAGGGGAGCTACCACTCCCCTCACTCCCTATTATACCATAAAATAGGAACAATACCATGGAAATTTTAATCATAAATATACTGATCGTTTTATTGAGTTATTTTTATTTAAGAGGGCAAAAAGATGAGAAAGCAAATAGAAAAAGTATTAAAAAGCAAAAAGAGCACAAGCGCAATCGCTAAAGGGGCAGATTTGCCTTGGACGACAGTCTCAGATCTTAGAAGTGGAAAAACAAATTTGGACAAAATGTCTTTATTGACAGCAGAAAAATTACAAAAATATGCGGAGGAGCTAGAAATGGAAAACGCAAAACAACTACTCAAAGAGATTAAAAATAACGATGTATCGTACGCTATTGTAAATGAAGATGGAGCAGTTTATTGCAATCTCGGTACAAGTAATATCATGGATATTTACGGTCTTGATGGCGAAGATGGCCATTTCTACGGTGTCTACGGTGACGCAGTTGGTGGACAGCTTGACAGTCGCAACGTCCCTGATGACGTTATTTTGAAAGCTATTAAACTAATGCTAGGGCTTGGCGAGCCTGTAAAACGCTCAGAGCTGTCTATGGGGTCAGATTTCAAACAGACATTTGTAGATGGATATTTTGAGGCAGTCGAATTGTTGAAACAGTCTGGTCTTATTCAGCCTCAGGAAGAAAATGAGAAAGTCAAAGAATGGATTGAGTCTCACAAGGACGTTGTAGGTTCAACAGTTAAACACCCATTGTTTGGAACTGGTAAAGTAGTTAAAATTGAAGACAATGCAATTACTATTGATTTTGAAGATGCTGGAAGCAAATCTTTAGCTCTTGAAGCTGTTGTTAGCAATAACTTACTAGAATTCTAAAATAATTTATAAGGGTAAAGCAGTGATTTCGGTCACTGCTTTATTATTGCAAACAAAAAACCGCAAGCATAAGCCTGCGGTTAAACAATTAGAACAATATTTTAGAAAATTTCCTTTCTATTTTTTAAAAAATTATTTAGTGGTAACAATTAGTCCATCAGGTAATACATCAAGCGCTGGTTTGTCTGAGCGGCTGCCATCTTCGTTGACGTAGTACCAGCCGCCTTCGACTTTGACAAGTTCTTTTGAAGACATTTCGCCATTCTCTTCTTTGAGATGGTATAGTTTGTCCTTGTATTGAACCCAACCAGTGACCATCGCTCCTGAAGCATCAAGATAGTACCATTTGCCATTCACAAACACCCAACCAGTGACCATCGCTCCTGAAGCATCAAGATAGTACCATTTGCCATTCACAAACACCCAACCAATGGCCATTGCGCCATTTTCTTTGAGATAGTACCACTTTCCATCATCCTTCAACCAGCGAGAAGCTATTGAATACCCTCTCTCGTTGAAGTAGTACCAGGTACCATCGATCTTTTCCCATTCTTCTTTTGGGTATGATCCGTCATGGTATTCATACCACCATCCGGTATCATTCTTTTTCCATTTGGGTTTAGCTTCTTCGTCATCTAGTAAAACAATGTTTTTGTCGTACGGATTTGAAGAGTATTGCCACCATCTAATCCCATCCATGCTTGGGAAATATTCAAAATCGGCTTGACCGTTATTCAACCCATACCCAGCAATCCAAAGCGAATTAGGGAATTGTGCAAGGATTTGCTCATAATAGATATTATTGAGCGTGAATGGCTTGTAGCTGTAATAGATTGGCTCATAGCCATTTTCTTTGAGAATTTCCATGAAGCGAATACAAGCATCTGTATTTGCCTGTTTATCTCCGCTAGCGTGATCTTCGTAGTCAAGACACAAGTATTTTACTTTTTGAGGCACATTATCAAGTAAGTAGCGTGCCTCTCGTTCGGCTTCTTCGATGTCATCACCAAACCAAGCAAAATGATAGAAACCAACAGGATTGGATTGTTCTACTTGAGCGGACAAGCAAGGGTTTAGATAATTTGTACTTTCAGAAATTTTGATAATGGTATTCTGTGTACCCATATCCTCCAAAATACCTGTAATATCGTATCCATTGTGGCTAGATACGTCGATGAATAAGTCGTTTTTCTTCATTGTTTTCTCCTAATCCTCGCTTGGTTCGTAGTATTCAAGAGCACGTTTGCTATCCGAGATCCCTGATGTTGTTGGGTCGTTGACAACACCAATCAAGACAAGGATATAAACGAATGTGTTCACACCGTCTTGAATATTTTTGGGGATTTCAAGCCCGAATTGTTGGGCCATAAGGAAGATTGCTCCAAGAAGAGCAATGAGTGTTGTCTTGTTTTGCAAGCGTAATTTCCAGTTAATCATTTTGAGTTTCTCCTTTTATTGTTGTTTGTTTTGAATTAAGCTTTTAAGCTCTCTCACATCCTCACCAAGCGATTTTACTTGCTCAGCTAGGACCAAGATAGCCTTGTTCTGTTCGTCGTGGTTATCGAGCCTTTTATTGGCCGATGTTTTAAATTCATGCAAGTTCTCAATATCTTTTTCTAAAATAGTGAGACGGTTCTCTTGTTTGGTTGCTTTATCTTTCATTGAAAAATAAAGTCCAATCACAGGAATTAGAGAAAGAAAGATTTGCACGATTAGTCGTTCATATCCTGGCATATATCCCCCTTAATCGATACGTGGCATGACCACAGTAAGCACACCTTGCTGAAGCATATCAGATAGTGACTGCTCTTTCCAAGTGTAGCCCTCTGTGGCTTGCATTTGAAACTTGAAAATAGTCTTGGTTCCTTTTGGCCATTTTGGATTCGTATCAAATGGATAAGGCATGGCAATGATGTCACCATTTACATAGCGAGTGCTCTTGACAAGCGACTTGATGAACCCAGCTACCTTGTTGTAAGCATGAGTAGGCATGCCACCATTTTGAGAAATAGCTAGAGCGATGAGAACCTCAGTGATAGCTGAGACTGTGTCCAGGTTTTCCTTATTATCGGTTGCAGCCTGTTCGACCCTTGTCATGCTCTCTTGGTTTTTCTGGATTTGCTCATTTACCTTGTTGAATTTCTCGTTTTCAGCACGGTTTGGGAAATTTTCTTGATAGAGAGCTTCCAGGGCGAGTTCAAAAAGCTCGGTATTAGACAAGCTGATTTTGTCAGCTGGTAGCAAGATAGGTACGATAGCACCGTCTGAGTTTGTCAATACCACTTTTGTAGCGGATGCTGTTCCGCTTACGTCAAATTCTTGGGACTTTGTCCCATATTCTAATTTCATGCTTTCTCCTTTTTAAATTTTGAAAGATATATTGTCAAAGTTAAGCCAAGTAGCATCTACATTAGCCTTTACAACTATGCCACCCTCTTTGAGTACAGCCAATACTGCCCCAGTAAAACTATTATTAATTCCTGTTACATATATTGACTCTGATGGTCTGAACCCTGCTGGAAGAGTTCCGATAACTGTTTCAGGGGTTGTCCTACCTTTAAACGCTGTGCCTCTTAAATACACAATCCCATCAAATGACTTTGAGTATTGAACTCTAGCGAAATCAGGATGATGTTGCCACCCGTTTTGTAGAGTTAGGTTTTGCCAAGTTGTCCCTTGAGTGTATTTTTGAACATCATCTTTAGTAGCAAGATACTTCCATGGGTTCCAGTTTCCATTGGTTTTGGTTCTGACAGATGTGACACCTCCATCAAAATCATAGGCCACTTGCACTACCCAATTATCATTGTGTTTGAATACTTGGACATGTTTCCAGCTACTTCCACCTTGAGGCGCATTTTGCAAGTTACTTCCCATATATAGACCTGAGTTGATGTAGTCATTCCAATCCCTATCAGCATTCAATACTTTCCCATTGTTTTGAGTAAGTTGATATTGTTGAATAGGCTGGTCGTTAGCAAAGATGTCCCCTTTGACATCAAGAGCCCCACGCTCACGGATTTTATTGACCCCAATACCTGACCTGTCATAAGATAAAACCACGCTTTCTGTAGGCACGTTGAACATGAACTCAGTACGAGTGAATTTATCCTCAAGCACTCCAATAACCATCCACGATTGATTAGCTAGATAATTGCCAGCTAGATTAGCCTGAGAATTGACTAGGTTTGAGATACTAGTCCAAGATCCAGTAGCTGGTCCTGTATCCACTTGAAAGTTAGTAGTCCCAAGCCTTGCGGCCTTAAAAGTCAAGGTCATAGTGTTCTTTTGACTACCCGAGACAGTCAGAGGGGCGATTTTGGCATTTCGTGTGACTGTTAGGGTGCTAGAGGTTGAGCCTGTTCTAGCAATGCTAAAGCTAAGAGCAGGAGCAAAATACTCAATAACATTGATTGTAATGTCCCTGGCATCCGACTGCCTACCTCGACTATCAATCACACTAGCTCGAATCGTTGCAGATCCATTGAAATTCATCATGCCGAGCCTACCACCGTTTACAGTTGTAACCTGATTCTTGTTTACGATTTCAGCACGATATCCTGTGATAGTCGAACCATAAGCACCAGACGGATTATTGAAGTTAACTTGAATATCAGAAATAATCTGTAAAAAGTTATTTCCGTTCAACAATTGCCTAGCGACAGTATTCATATCAATCAATGTAAGTCCAGAAAATGTAGGTTTTACGCTTTCCGGGATTTCAAAATACCATCCGTTTGAATAAACGTCATTTCCAATTTGAGTGGTTCCGTTATATGTTCTGACACATATATCCATCGTGCCAGACTTTGCTTTTTTGTTATATCTAGCGAGATCAAGATTAGGTATAAAAGAAACGCTTGTTGCGTGATTTTTTCCTAAGTCAATCCAATCACTACCAAATACCCTGTACCACACTTGGTGGGTAAATGAGTTAGATTTACGGTCAATGGTGAGAGTGTGAAGACTTCCGAGTTGTCTATTCCCTGAAAGGGCGTTATCGCTTACACTACTAGATCGAGGGATACTTGAAAGTGTATAGTTTGCTGATACGGTAATATTTCCATGTACTCCGTTGTTTGGGTCAAACGATGCCCATACTGAGAAAGTCTTTGTCCCGTCACCGTTGTGAGGGATAGTTACTTCTCCACTTGCTAACGTTACTTCTTCCCCTGATGTATCAAAATCTGGATTACTGCTATGCACACTTGACCCATTTAACCATACAGACAAGCTACTAATATTACCATAAGTATACGTTCGGTAAGCACCATCACGGTCAACAGTAGCTTTCCAACTAACTCTCGAGGAGTTATTAGCAATGTCCTGACTAACTTGTTCAATGTAAATATTCAAGTGTAATGAACCGCTGGAATTGATATATTTAGCCATTTCCCTTTTTTAACCTCCTACATATCGTATAACATTCACATCTTTGTTAAGGTGGTACTGTTCTGTTCTAAAACGCCCAATTTGAACTGACGCGGTGAAAATCCCGTTGTCAATATGGATAACACCTTGTGAAATATACATAACTTCCTTACCTGCAGAAAACATAGAGATCCTATCACTTGAAACCTTGATAGTCGAACTTGCATCATTCTTACCAATAATTAACCCCTCATTTGAGGCAGTCATGTAAGTATCAATGAATTTCTTTAGCTCTTTCATCCCGCCAAACTCAGTCGTGAGAAGTTCGAGTCTGCGTCCTGCCTCTACTAAATCAGCCTCAGATTTCTTCTGATTTTCAATATTTGATTTTACAAAGGCATTATATGCTTTTTCTAAATCACTGAACTGATCCATTGTCGCTTTAGCTTTTAGCTCTATGTCATGAAGTTGAGCTTTTTCAGCTAGAGCATTTAATTGCTCTTGAGTCAATGCTTGGTCAGCTTTAGAGTTGATAGTCTCTTGCACGTCTTCATCTGATAATCTGAAATCAGTCATTACATTTCCGATTTCAAGTTGAACATCTGTAACATACAGATTGACAATCTTGTCATATCCGACATAGAGCATGACTCTGAGTTCATCAAATGGTACATCGTGCTTTGCTGAAAGAGAGAAACGCTGGTATTTTTCGGTTATTTGGGAAGCAGGTATATCAAGCCACGATTGTCTAGTGATGACTCCATCTTTTATAAAATGGAGTCCAATATGAGCCTCTTGAGGAGCCCCATCCTTCGCAAACAATGCTGAAACAGTGACCGGAATATCTGCCGGCTGAGACAATGGAATTTTTTGATATATCCCTTTCCAGCGAGGAATAACAGTGTCATTCTCGCTAAACATATGTAAACCTGACTTACCTTTATTAGATGCAGAGTGAGTAAAATTATACGTTAGTCCATTTACAGACGTTTTGCCCCATTTATTCTCCCCAAAGAGAAACGAGGCGTTTCTTATATAGTTTTTACCGCCAACCTGGACATTATCAAAGAGAGCTGTCCACTTGTACAGTTCAGGATTTTGACTATCTGCCTCAGTGAAATCCGTTAGCGTCCCTAAATAGCGCTTATTTGAGCTATCAGTTGTACTGAAACCATCACGACCGTCAGCGGAGTTAGCCCAGGCTCGGTGAAAGTATGGAGTCCGTCCATCTGCTCCAGGCTTACCTGGAATACCTTGAGGGCCGTCCTTACCGTTTAAGCCATCTGGACCTCTCCATCTCGTCCAGCGATAATCAGCAGGATTGACGCTATCAGTTGAGTTGAAATCAACATAAACCCCTATATAGGCCTTGTCAGCGTTAGTCTGGCTAAATCCACTACCTGAGATAGTATCAGCGTAGGCAATGTGAGTGTACTGTGTACGGCCGTCAGCTCCTTTAGTTCCAGGGATACCTTGGTCACCTTTGGGACCTTGCAAACCTTGGAGCCCTTGTAGCCCACGATCCCCCTTTTCGCCTTTTTCTCCTCGGTCACCTTTGGGACCAGGGTCTCCTTTCGGTCCTGTATCCCCTTTTTGACCTTGGAGGCCATCTGATGTATTGATAAGCGTCAACTGCTCAGACGCTACCTCTTTGTTATCAATCCAAGCCGACACCGTCAAAACCATTTTTTGGTTGATATCAGAGGCTCGGACAATGTAACTAGAGCTTGTAGCTTTGATTACACCATCTACAGTCCAGCGCCATCCACTATTGATGACCTTGTTACCTTTCATAAGAGTAGGGGTCACAATGGTCTGGCCTTGGCTGTTCTTAAAGGCTACGCCGTTGTCAGTAGCTAGCTTGATAGTGTAGGGTTTGGATGCTTCGAAAAGTCGCTCAAAGGCAGCCTGAATTCCATCTGATAGCTTACTCTCTAGAGCCTTAAAATTCGCAAAAGTAGTCTTATTACTTGCGGGATTTGTAAAGCTGATTTTTTGTTCAGTAACTCGTGCTTTTACTATTAAAGCTGGACAAAAACCATCATCATAAATCTGGACAGTGTCCCCGATTTCTACGTCCACAAAGCCATCTACTTCATAGGTGATGGCTGGGTAGCAATGTTGCTTTAATTTCAGGTAAGCAAGGCGTCGCAACTCGTTTGGTTCGTCTGTGTCAAAGTCGAAGTCTCGTCTTGTCCACTGGTCCTCAGCTGTTGCTGAAGTGAAAGTCGAGGGATAGAGTTGCATGGATAAAGGGGCGTACAGTTGTTTCCCTCTTTGGTAAAACTCTAATTCTCCTCTCTCGTTTTTGATAGACCAATCTCCCAAGTTTTCAATAGTCAGAACCTCTTTTTCAGGCTCGGTTTCTTTCTCTTTTTTCTTAGGAGGTTTGATGATTCGTTTCTCAGTATTAGATGGTCCGCCTTTCTTACTAGTCGTCACAGTCTGTTCAATAGAGCCATCTGACCGAGTTGTGGTGGTCGTTGTAATGCGTGTTTTATCAGCCAGTTTTGTGACTTTCGTGTGGACAATAGTCTTACTCTTTGTCCCATCAGATGCTGTGCGAATGATCGTTTCGGTTGTCGAACCATCCGCATTTTTCACTCTCTGACTAGATAGATGACGTTCTCCGCTTTCTTCGACTTCCACAGTCGGCATTTTCCCGGTCGGGCGAATTGTATTGAAAATACCCGTTTTATCCACTTTCCGAGTGATAGAGCTAATATTTTTACCATATTTTAAAACCACATCATTTCTGATACGACCAACCCCTTGGTGTGTATCGTCGTGTTCGTGATAAATATTTACAGTAAAGTTCTTAAGCGTGCTATCTGCTTTTAATTGTGTGTCAAATTCAATCTCAGCATTGAATTGTTTCGCAAGATTAAGCAAGCGAGCAAGTTTTGTTTCTTGCGACGTCCACTCAATGATACGTTGCTGGTCTGAAATCTCATTAATTCCAATAGTGAGATGGGCATAGTTCAATAGAGCCATCTCTTTGCAATATTCTGCAAAAGTCATGGCTCTCGTTGCTTTGTAAGGATTTACTAACTCATTGATCAATTCAAGATTGAGATTCTCACAATAGCATTTGATTGTCTGCTCATTTTCCTCCACTGACATCACATTAAAGAGGTAGGTGCGCCCATTGTGTCGGAATGACACCCAAGCACGTTCGTTTAGATACTGGTAGGCCTTTGATGAAGCTGTGTCTGATTGGATTGCTTTCTTAAAGACTGTAAATTCGAAAGTTGAAGCTCCTGTTGGCATATCTCTTGACCAAGTATCGTTATAATAATTAAGCGTGTTCTGCTTACTATTATCAACAAAAGCAACCTTTTGCAAGTTTGCATCGTGAATCGTTAAAAGCATTATAGCCACCTTTCTTCAAATTCAATGGTTACAGTAGGCCTTATTTTGACCCAGCTTGAGCAATAGACCTCAAGTTGGCTTTTTCCCGGAGGAACGCTTAAGAATTTTGAACCCTGGACAACATCTGCAGCCCTCTCAATACCATCCACCGTGACTGAATCATTCTCGCTATCAAGGATGATATTTGACCCCATAGGATAGCGATTAGGAATGTCTCTTGAAACCTGTACAAAATCTTTGCGATACAACAGCTCATCAAGATATAAGTGAGGAATAATTGCCTTCCCGTGAAAAGCACCTATCGTCACATGGACCTTAGCTGATTTTTTACCTTCTATTTCAGGAACGATAAAATTATAGTATGAGCCATTGTAGTAAACTTGAACTTTCTCATCGTTTCTTTTTAGCTCAAACTGTCCTCTTGATAATGCAAAAGGATTTTTATTCCTGTCACTTGAGGAGTCAAAATCGAAACATTTTAAAAAGTTGTATTCGCCTTTGTTATCTGTTGCAAAGACATTGAATCCACAATAAAGCCCTTTATAGCGCTTGTAAGTTTCAACACCATACAAAAACTGCCCATTAGTGTCAGATACAGTCACTTTAATAAACCCACATTGAGTAACTGAATCCAACTGATAAACCAGCTTGCAAAAAATGTAATCATCAAGCGAGCCTTTCTCTCCTGTAGAGTCAGCAGGAATCTCCCATGACAAGCCTGTTGAGTAGCTTTCATTATATGTGCCGCTAGATTGCTCTCTTAGTTTGACACGCTTCTTGCCGTTTGCTGTGACTAGCTCTGATGTCCCGTTTAAATTCTCTGGGCTATTAGTCACTGAACCAATCTTGACCGCTCTAGCAAAGCCATCAACGATTTTGTCGCCTCTAAAGTCAAGCAAGACCTCAGACCGTTTAACTATCTCAGCATCAATCTCCTTAGGATCTCCAACCTCAAGAGCTCCGCTGGTGTTAACTAGACCGATATACCCATTCTCAGCATTGTGTCTGACTTTAACGATTGGAAATGCACTCTCTGTGCCATTATTTGTAAGATTAAACACCATCTTCCCTGCTTCGCTAGTTGCGTTTTTGTCACTATCAAATCGCTTATAGGCTGAACTATGAGCCACACCATCAGGAATGATGAACTTAATAGAGCCGTTTGAACGTCTCCCACTTGCCTCCTGCATAGAGATATCATCAATTACCATGGCCAGATAATACTTGTCTGGCTCATCTGAAAAGGTCAACTCTTTAGGACTATCAACATTAAAAATACCCGCAAGCTTGTGCTTGAGGGTATTTCTGTCTTTGGACCAGATGGAGAAGTCCACCTTAATATATTTTGCATCAATCGTTTGTTGCTGGATATTCACTCCGATTCTTGGTGCATGGTCGATAGAGATAGAGCGATTGTTTCCGACATCACGTTGGATATCATGAATTTCAATAAGCTCTCGTAAATCTGTTTTATTAAAACGCATAGTCACTTCGCTCATTCAATCACCCCTTTCATTCTTAGTAGCATTTTCTCACGCTCTTTCTGAGTTTTAGTAACAATATCCGTAACTTTTGAGCTGTCCAGATAAGCGTTTGTGTCCTTGTTAAGGATAGCGGTAAGCAATTTTTCTAAACTTGCTCTCAGAATTGCCATCTCAGACACGATTTTATCTGTATCTTGCCCGTTCTGAACACTTGTAGTCTGAATAGTGATATTGCGTTGAGCTTGTTCTATTTCACGAAGAAATTTCGCATCACTCGGGATCCCGATACCAGAGGCATATTTAGGAACACCCATCTCACGCATCAAACGTCTAGTCTTGTCAGCTCGCAAGACTTTAGAACCTCTCGGAAGAGGAAGCAAGACATCCCTGTCTTGAGGAATGAAACTCCGGCCGTTTGGTAGGGTGACCATTTCCTTGTAGTTGCTATTTCTTTGATCATTGACGATAGCAAGCCCACCAGGGTGATAGTTAGTCCCGTGTGCATGCTTGCTCGCAAAGATATTCGTAAAGAAATTACCAGTAACGCTATCAATCCAACTCTTGATCCCTGAAAGAACACCAGACGCATTGTCACGAGCACTGATAGTAACAGTTTTGTCCTGAATACCATTGACACCACTTTTGACCTCGCTGACAGTGTCATTGGTGCCATTCTTGGCAAGGATATTCACTGGATCATATTGCTTGATAGCATTGATAGCACCGCTCGTCTCGTTTCGTACACCGCCTGTTTGGTCAGCAGCGAACAAATTGATAGGAGCTTCTTGCTTAGGTGAATTAACACTCAAAATCGCACTTCCGACAGCTGCACTCGTATTATCTACCGCATCCAGAGACTTAGTCTCAGCAGATGTAAAATTCCAAGCCGTAATCTTATCGATAGATAACTGGCCATTGTTTAAAACATTCGTAGGATCAACTTTTAAATCTTTTGTAAATGTAGTAGTAGCATTCCATGTTGTCAGAGTATCAGTCGAACGAGAGACTGCTTTTCGGACGCTCTCATCATTGGCCAGCAACTCCTTCTGTTTTGGTGTGAGCGATTCATAGTTAGACAGAGCCTTTGAGGCTTCCTCCGCCTTGTTCATGACATCAGCATTTTTCATAAGGAGTTCTTTGACTTCGGCTGGCATACTGTTCCATGTTTTAAGATGGGTCTCACTATCAAAGATGGCTTGTAAACCAGCTTGGTTCTTGACGATTACTTGTTTCTCTTCGAGGGTCATGTCTTTCCATTTACCAGATTCGACAAGAGCCTCAGCAATAGTAGCACGAGCATTTGAGTTGATTTCCGCAGTCTTAGCAATGAACTGCAATTGTTCCCAACCTTCCGCAGATTTGGCAGCCTCTCCGATGACTTCCTTGACATTGGATTTTACTTGGAAATTCCCATTCTTATCAATGTTACCGACCAACAACGACCAGGCATCATTAGCCTCTTTTACTTCCTTGCTCATCTCACTGGTATAGTTAGCAAGGATGCTATGCGAATTCCCTACCTTTTGAGAGGCTTCAGCAGCTTTCTTCCCAATTTCTTCATAGGACAGGCCGTACTCTTCCAGAACTTTCTTGGCTTCTTCCCAATAGTTCCAACTTTGCCCGGTTCGAGCTTTCACCTTAGCATCGAGATTTTGCATGACCTGATAATACTTACTTCCAAGAGCTTCCATCGTTTGTTGGTGTTTCGTTTCAAGTTCCTGAATTTTTTTATTGTAAGTTTCTTGATCAATAGCTTTACCATCAAGCAACTCTTTCCACTCGCTCTTTGAGTTCTCGTAGAGTTTCTTTTCCTCATCAAGCGCTTGTTTCAAAACATCTCTAGTATGTTTTAACTGTGTTTCGTTGAGTGAGCTGATTTTACCATTTAAAGCTTGTTGTGCTGCCGTCTGTTGTTCTTCCGACAAACTCATCATCGAGAGTTTGGCCTTAATCATCTCATTCTGATTGTTCAGGATGATTTCTTTCTCCTCTTGAGAGAACTTGCTCGCATCACCATTATGACGTTGATAAATCTCATTAATTTGATTCATCATAGCCTCAGTGTTAGAGACGACCTGACCATTTCTTTCTTTGGCTTTGGCAATATCGTCCTCACTAAGGCCCCACTTGGCGCCCAACTCTTCCATTCGTTTGTTGGTTTTATCGGCAGCAGTAGCTATTTCTTCATAAAGTTTTTTAAAGGCTCCAGAGACCTTGTCGGCATCTCCAGCATGAGTACCGAAGTTTGCGACAGCCGTACTGGTTTCATCAACAGTTTTTTGAAAACTTCGCAATTCTCCACGAGCAGTATCGCTCAATTGAGAGCCAAACTCTTCAGTTTTGATGCGAGCCTTGTCTTTCTCGTTTCCAAGATAAACAAGTGCGGCGGTAGTAAGACCAAGGCCTCCGACTATTAAACCTAGAGGATTCGCAAGCGTACCCATTGATGTTGTTAGAAGTCCCGTTGAAGTAGAAGCTGAGGCGGTTGCATTCCCAAGCGCTACCGCTCCACCTGATGCCAATTTAAAAGCAGAGGATAGATTTCCAGTCGTCCTAAAAGCTTGAAACGTCTTGTGCATCAAGGAGATCCCGCCTACTGCTTTACTAGTTCCTTTAGTAAGCCACCCAATCCCTTTTGTCAAGTTTCCAACAATTCCAATCCCTTTACCAAAAAGTGTTAAAGCCGGTCCTGCCCCAGCAGTCAATGCTGCCCACATGAGAACGTTTCTTTGTTCTTCTTCAGACATAGAACTGAACTGTTTAGCCATTTTAGCGAGTGTATCAATCCAAGGCTTACCAGCCTTTAGACCATCACGCAGAGCCTTCAAAAGAGGTCCACCAAATTCAATAGCCAAGTCAGTTATCTGGTTCTTAAACATCTTCAATTGTGATTCTGTGGTCTCGTAACGCTTATTGGCTTCATTGGTCAGAGCAGTATTCTCTTTCCAGGCCTTGTTTGAACGATCAACAGCATCGCCCATTTTATCAGATGCTAGAGCTAAGGATTTCAGCATGTTACTTTGTCGGATACCCGTCATTCCAAGTTGCGCCAAGATAGCGTTCATGTTCACGCCTTTTTCTTGTGCATCCTTGAGCCCTTTGATAAATGATTGCAAAGCAACGACTGGTTTCTCTTTCCAAGCCTGTTGAAACTCCTCTGAGGTCATTCCAGCAGTTTTAGCGATGAGGTTCAAGTCATCTGCTGCGCCCTTACCTGTCAATGAAACAGCATTACCAATAGCGGTCAGTGTCTGAGTCATAGCGGTACCACCAGCCTCAGCCTCAATACCAACCGAACTCATCGCAGTAGCAAGACCAAGGATATCTGGAGCAGTTAGACCAGCCAGCTTACCACCAGCCGCCAAACGGTTTGTCATCTCAATGATATCACGCTCGGTAGTAGCAAAGTTGTTACCTAAGTCAACAACAGATGATCCAAATCGTTTGTATTCGTCTGATGTCAAACCAAGGATATTCGCAATCTTAGCGATAGCGGTCGCAGCATCCTCAGCACTCAAATTCGTTGATTCTCCCATATCAATCATAGTACGGGAGAATGTAAGAATATCTTCCGCCTTGATACCTAACTGACCAGCAACTTCTGCGACATTTGCGATTTCAACAGCACTAGCTGGCAATTCTTTAGCCATCTGACGAATGCCGTCAGATAAGTTCTTGTAGGATACGGTTGCAGTCTCATCTACTGTCTTCTTCACACCTGCAAAAGCAGATTCATAGTCGACAGCTGCTTTAGTGATTAAACCTACACTTGCAACTAAGGGAGCAGTTAGCCCTGTAGTTAATTCTCTCCCAGTTTTTGAAACTTCTTCGCCAAAAGTTTTTATTTTTTTACCACTTTTGATAAAGCTGTCCCCGTATTTATTGATACGATTCGCAAAGCTATTCTCTTTACCAACAGCAATCAAAGCTTGTTGCACGTTACGGAGTTGACCTTCCATAGCTGCCAACTTAGCATTCTCACGTTCAATTTCAGCAGCAGCCTTGTCGAATTTAGCCGTACCAGGTTCGAGAGTATCAAAACTTTTCTTCATCTGGTCCAAGACTTTTCTTTGCGCTTCAATCGCTTGGCCAAGTGTCTTGTACTTAGCTTGAAGTAAGTCTGTGTTTTTCCCATTGTTTTTAAGGGAGCTGTCTAACGCCTTTACATTGCTTTGAAAGTATTTAACCGCATTCTTAGCGCCATTTAGAGTAGGATTGAACTTCGACACGTCCAGCCCTAGCTCGATATACATTTGACCTAACGGCGTTCCACCTGCCATTCAAATCCTCCTTTTTAAATCGTTTCTAGAAAGTCAGCAAGATCCATGACTTCCTCAGCTTTAGCAGATTCAGTTTCACCAAGAACGCCCATCAGATCCTCCCAGCTAGTATCCATGACATCACGGATACTCATGCCATATGGTCCCTCAGTAGCTTGCTTGACAAATCCATAAAACCGTTTTAGCGCTTCACTTGGCTTTATTTTTTCTCCTTTGGGTCAACATCACCCACCAAATGAGAGTAGATGTCTGCAAATACCGCAAAAATATCCGCCATATCTGTGAATTTCAAAAGTTCTTCCACTTCCAAATCTTCAAACAATGAGGCGATAAATTCCAATTGCTTGTCTAGTTTCTCTACCTCTGACACATCAGATGATAGTGCTTCATTGAGGATCAGGTAGTCACGATAGTCCTTAGTAGTAATTTCCTTACTAGTCTTTTGAACATCTTGACCCTTTTCATTTTTAATTAAAAATTTAACCTTAGCCATATACTTTCCTTTCTAGAAAAAAGATAAGAAGAGAGCTTGCGCCCTCTTCCTACCCTGCAGCAACCATTTTAAATTGACCTTTGAGTTTCTTGATTTTTTCTTCGTCATTACCAATGTACTTACCATAGTAATTACCTTTGGTTTCTTCATCATCACTTGCGATAGCTGAAAAACTCAAGTTATCGTCTGGAAGCTCCTCTTGCTTCTCTTTCTGAGTTTCAAGTTCTTCAGCATCCATTGAGAAGCTACCTTTGAAGAAACCGACTTGCGCTTTCGTGCCGTTTGCTGTTTTAGATTCAAGCATAACTGAACAAAGTGGAGCATCGCTATCCTCACCAATATAAATGATTTCGTCCTTAACTGCATGTCCAAGGATTTTTGCAAGGACCATGTGAGGAATGTCAACTGCTGTCATTTCCATCTTCACATCGCCTACACCACGTTTTGATGTGAAATAAGCGACATCGCTTCCGTAAGTTTTAACAGGTTCACTTGAAAGCCCTGTAATCTTAGCGGTACGAGTCGCACCCTCACCGGTTTTACCTTCTACCACGAAAAGGTTTTTCCCAAGTGTTGGAGTAGCTTCCCCATCCAACACACGAATTGTCATGCGTTTAAAACCAACTAATGCCATTTATAGCACCTCTTTCTTTATTTTAGTATTCTTCGTATAGACCACTCCGACCTTTGTAGGTCCGAGCATCTACATAGCGTTTAATTTCTGGAATCCATTCATCTAAACCACCACTGGTTTGATAAAATCCCTGGTCTTCCATAATCTTTTCAATTTTTCTTTGGAGTACTTTGCACTCCATATAGTCAACAGACTCTACATTGACCTGATAGAGAAATGTCTTAGCCAGACTCGTATTACTACCATGAACCGCCTGCATCGGCGGACCGACTGGCTTGATAACGATACTTGGCTCATTATTTGGTAACGAGTCAGGGCGTTTAAAAGATTTGATACTAATTCCAGCTAAAGACTCATCTTTTTTCAAAGCCTCATAGAGTTCATTGAACTTATCTTTAACCATCTAAAACCCCTCCGTCTTCAAATGACTAGCGATTCTGTATTTGTATGTTTTAGCATGAGTCTCTGAAAACCGTCTGATGACACCGAACCCTCTTGGATGTGGATTCTTGCCATATCCAAACTCATTCAAGTGAACCAAACGCCAGCGAGAACCCTCACCAAAACCAATTTTCACAACAGGAACACCAGCAGCAAGGCCAGTCACACGTCCAGCAGTAGCGCTTTCGATAGTTTCTCCAGTATCTTTGTAGACCTGCAGAGCACCTTTGAACTCTTCTAGAGTCTCGTTTGCGACTGCCTTCAAGGCTCGACTCGTAGCACGTTTGACCTTGTTATTACCAAGATGTAGCTCAATGTTTCTCAAAACATAGTCGAAACCTCTCAATTCTGCTCCACTAGACATCTTGACCACCACCGATAATGACTATCAAAAAATCCCGATTATCGAAATCAGGACGAACATCGATAATTTGCCATTTCTTGCCACCTAGACGAATATCGCCAACTTCGACAAAATGCTCATTCTTAGGCTGATAATCAGACAAAGGATCTCGAATTTTCAAAGTCATCTTAGCTTGCATAGACTTACCAGTTGCAATCTCGATGTCTTTAAAGCTAGGGGAGTAAACTTGGCCCATCGTAAAAAAAGCCTTCTCATGAGACACATCACGACCATGAAGCCCCTCCTCGACTTTAGAAGTATAGAAAGTCAAGGGGGTTCTCAAGTCTCCATTTTGAGCCTCAGGCTTTTTATATCGATAGCTAGGGCGATTAGTCTGATAGGACATCAGACATTGTTACTTCTGATTGTTTGTCTTCCCATTCAACAAAGCCAGGAAGCGCCCCATTGATTTCATCAAAGCGCTCTTTTGTCGCTTCAAATTCTTGGCCAACAGAGCGAAATACCCCTTCTTTGAGGTCATAGAAACCTTTTAAAACCTTAATCATGTTTTTCCTCCAATTTGTAATTTTCTAGTGATAATGCCATCAAATCTCCTTGAAAGTTTCCGTAGAAAAATTCAACTTGGTCATTGTAGACATATCGAGCACGTTCTAGAATAAGCTCTCTCACTCGTGGATCAGTAGAGTCCTTGCTACCGACCAGACTGAGAATGACTGACTCAGAACTTTCCAACATTTTAGAGAGGTTGTTATCCTCTCCAGTATGAAAAATCCTCATCCGCTCCTTAAAAGATTTAAGGAGTGGATGAAGTTGTTCTTCTGGAGTCATGGCTCAACTCCTAGATTAGGCTTGGGGAAGTTGTAGAGTCCAGACTGCTGCAGTCTTTTCATCGTGAGCCTTACCATAAGCAAATTGCTTAGCAGTGTAGAGGTTCAAATCTTCCAAAGCATAGGTTTCTGTATAGCGACCGAATGAAATACCGCCACCGACAAAGGCATCATAACGACCTTTGACAAATGTAGTGACTTTACCAGCTGTCTGCGCCACGGATTCAACCAAGATAAGGTTAAATGGCATCGCAGTGATATAAACTCCTTGAGCATTCAACGAAGTGTATTGTTTCTTCACATCCCAAGCATCAGCTGGGTTAACAACCATCACAAGGTTGCCTTCTACTGCAACTGGAGTTGTTCCGTCCGCTTTTACAGAGTGATGTTTGTAAACATTTGTCAATTCTTTGACTACGGTTGCTGAGTCAGCAAAAGTCAACTTAGTAGCTTGCGCTTCTTTTTCAGCATAGGTTGTCTTTTCGTCTGCAACAGTCCCTTTAAGAGTACGAGAGAGCCCGATAGGTTTATTGTCGCCGTCACCGTTCAAGAAAGCAGCTTCAAGGGCAGCGGCAAAGGCTTCTGTAATTTGTGCAGAAACAAATTTTTGCAACCAAGCTGGACCAAATTTTTCGGCATCTTTTGGAATTACAACGAAAGCAGTCAACTTGTGTTGAATTGCTTCTTCATCGTTGAATTCTTGTTTAAGTTGTCCTTGGATTTCTGAATTGATTTTGCCCCAAACAGCTTGACCAGTTTGCTCTGATTTAAGGAATTTCAAACGGATACCAGCATTTTTAAGGCCGATATGCTGAAGGAGTGGACGTGCCATAACCATATCTTCAAAGATACGGTCGATTGTTTCTTGTGGGAAGAGTTTTTCAACTCCCTTAGGTGCGGATTTTTCAATGTTATTGAAAAACTCACGAGCTTCAGCGGTCAGCTTAGCATCGTATGGATTTAAGGTTGAAACTTCTTCACGGGCAGCATCACGAGCTTGAGCCATCATTTCATTGGTCATGGACTCGATCATGTCATTGTATAGCTTCGCTTGTTCTTCTTGAGGTGCACCATTTGCAACGGCATCCAAAAATGCCTGACGTTGTTTTTCAAATTGGTTAGATAATTGCATTGTCATTCTGTTTTTTCCTTTCTTAAAACATAAAAAGACCGAACCCTTTAGGTACAGCCTTGTCTGTGTTATTTTCTGGACTTTCTGGAAAATTGAATTTCTTCTGTAGAAATTCGCTATTTTCGAAAGCCTCTTTGTCGATTTGTATATCTGGTAGTTTAGCTTCTAGCTTTTCAGCTACCAGTTCTGCGATTTTATCGATATCTGGTGTCATTGCTGACCTCATTTTTTCGATAAAATCACTTGGGATCATAGGAGTTTCACTCGCTACCAGAGTCGGAGCAACTTCATTTGTAAACATAATCTTGTCTACAAATCCATGATTCAAAGCTGACTCAGCGTCAAACCAGGTAGTCTTGTTCATCAAGTCAAGCAAGTCATCAAGAGCCTTTCCAGTCTTATGAACATAAGCGCTAGCAATAGACTTGTTAAACCCTTCTAGCACACCGGCCTCATGAAGCAAGGCATTATGGTCTCCGTTCACTTGCGTTGAGACATTGTGGATCATGATTTGGGCAGTCGGACTGATTTCAACCGTGTCGCCTGCCATTGCAATCACGCTCGCTGCGCTTGCTGCAATACCAACAATCTTCACGGTCACGTCACCAGGATATGAGCGTAGAGCAGTATAGATTTCACTACCAGCATAAACATCCCCTCCTCCAGAATTGATATGAACTTCAATCGGTTCACCACTTTCAGGAAGGACGACATCTTTTGGAGCGGTTGCATCCCACTCAAGCCAGTCGTAAAGCCATCTGTCATTGTTTGATACAATCGTACCCTTAATCGGAATTACTTTCATCTTCTTTCTCACCTCCTTTCTCTAACTGTTCACCAAGTTGATAGTTTTTAGTGATGAGGAATTTATCGCCACCAGGGACAGATTCTAAGCCAAGTTCAGAGCGCACCTCGTTTCGAGTCATTGCCCCAGAAGAAATAAGCTTATCAATGCTTCCAGCAAGTGCAAACTTATCTCTCTGACCTTCGCCGATGATTACAAATAGATTATTGCGCTCGTATTCCCGTCTTGATACCAAGGCGAAATTAAGCCCATCACTCATTTTCTTAACAAGTGATTGGTAGCAATAACTATTAAACATTTTTTGGCTATTTTCCAGATTGGCCATGTCGCCATGGATTAAAGCAGTTGGAATCCCTAAGACGTCAGCGACCTCATCATCAAATTGCCGACGAAGTTTCTTCAACTCATCAACAGAAATATTTGAAGTTCCTGTTGTATTCGTATGCTCAGAATATTCCATTCCATCTTGAGCTGGAACAATGGCAATCGTCTTGGTGCTAAATGATTTAAAGAGACCATCAGCATATGATTGGAGTTTATCACGCATCTGCTCATTAAAACTCCCATTGTTTTTTGTTTTGAGAGTTCCTCTGATTTGATTATTCCTAGCCAAGGCCTCGACCAAACGAGTGTGCAACTTCTCGTAATCAGCAAATAAGTCAGAAATATAATCTTGCAGTCGATTATTGTTGTACTGTAAGAAAATGACTTCACTCATCCGAAAACGCTTCTCAAACGTGAAACCTCTACAAGTTACAAACTCAAACACATCATCATAAACAGCATATTTAGTCCGTGTATAAGAGTCAGCAACAAGCAACTGATCATCAGTTGTAAGAAAGATTAGGACCTCATTCTTAGTAATCAACCTGTATACGACCTTTTGCCAAAACTCTGACGCAGATTCATTCTTGTTCGGCCTTACATTCAGCAAGTAGTCCCAATCAGAAGACTTAGCCTTACCATTTTCTTGATACTTAAATTCTGACTTAGCAAAAATTCGAGCGATGAACTCGGCTGACTTATCAATCGCTAAGCTTTTGAGTTGCAGATTTCCAAACATCCGCTCAAGATCCTCGAACTCAAACCCAACCTCTGGCACTTCACGCTTAAATAAATTCAGTAACCCCAATGCACTTCCTCCTTTCTTTCATTTTCTGCCGACCACCCACCCAAAATTTATGCTTAGATTAAAAATCCCAACTATCAATCATGTCAAGGAATTCCCCGACATTCGACTCTTGCACTATCTCACGCTTGTAGAGAGCAGCTATCAAAGCATGAAATCCATCTGTCTTTCTTCTAACAGGTTCTTTCTTCAAGAAACGCTTATTACCATCCTTGTCCTCTTTGACGTAGGTATTATCCGTATACCAAATCATAGAGTTGTCACCCTCAAAGATAAAACGCTCATTTGCAAATCCATCTTCGATAATTGGCGCAACCTTAGATTGAATCGCCCCAGGATTCCGTAGGAACTCATATTCAAATCCAGCATCTTCTAGCAATGGCTTCAATAAGTCCATTCTGAAACCATCGGCGCATACAAGCTCAATCTGATAAAGATTTCTCCATTCTTCCAGCTTCGCAATCAAAAGTCGTGGATCAATACTAGGACCGTCCACAATCGTAAACAGGCCTCTTTCTGCCCATTCCTGGATAGGAGCTTTTAACTTGAAAGCTTTCAAGAATGCTTTGCGAGCAAATGAATGTTGCTTCCAGATAAACTCATCCCCATTCTTAAATAGCAAACCAACGCTTGCAAAGTCTCGGATGCTTGCATAGTCAAACCCAGCCACACATGACCGACCTTTCAAGTCGATACCAGGAGACCGCAAACAAGCAACTAGCTTTTCTCGAGAGGTTACATCTTTCTCAAGGTCCGCTTCAGGAAGATTCATCCGTTTTGTCATGAACTCCTGACGGCCAGACGGTTCCAGCTCAAGGTCATCATAGTCAGCCTTGGTTCTTGCAAGCAACCTCTTAGCGTAAGGAGTGCTTTCATCCAACATCGGATTCGCCTTTGGCCAGTTCTTCATGTCGTCCACTTCATCCGCATTGTCTAGCTTGCAGATGAAAGGGAATAGCCTAAAATCATCAACCTCTCCATTCAATATTTGCATAGACTTCTCTATCAGCTTGTCGTAAAATCCCTCACGCACATATCCATTCGTACCGTTGTAGAAAGTCCGAGCATGAGCAATCTTACCAAGACCGGACCTTTGGATCTTCACAGCCTTATCATCTTCAAACTGGTGAATCTCATCAAACTCTAGACAGCCATCGCGAGCAGAGTCCATGGTCTTCGGATTATTCGTCCGAAAAGAAAAGACCGAGTTGTTCGCTCGACCTGTGATAGACATTTTAGTTAGATAGAAATGGTCCTCAAGACCACGCCTTTGGATAGTCTCATAGACTTCCTCAAAAGATACCTTCCCTTGTTTCTCAGAGTTAGCAGTGATAGTCACATCATAATCTCTGATAGGGTAGATAGGACTGATAAAAAATGAGGATCTGGCAGACATAAAACCATTCTTACCACCTCCACGAGCAAGAGTGTATAGATACTCGTCAAAGTGTGGCTCCCCATCCTCCTTCCGAAAAAGAAAAATGAACGGAGTCAAAAAAAGCTGGTACTTAGCCAGAGGGAAAAAGTTCTTTTCCGTAAACCGAATGAACTTGTCAATCAAGTCATTATCAAAATATAAATCATCACGAGGATAGATTTTCTCCTTGATGATTTTAAACAGTAACTTTCTTTCTTCGTTGACGGCAATTTCTCCACGATCGGCCATTTTGATATATTCATCAACCAACGGATGAGAAATCATAACAGATCACTTCCAGACGTAGATTTCTCAACAGGAGAATTTTCCACCTCAAAATCAAACGACCGCTCAATCGCCAAGAGCTGATTGCTTGTTGTGTTGATTTCCTTGATGAGAGAATTCGCTTTTTGGAATCTCTGCTGCCCATTGTGAACAGTGATGACCAATCCGTCTTCATGAAGTTTGGCTTTCAGCTCATAGAGCAGTCTGACGAGATAAAGATAACGATTCACTTTTTCGTACTGGATCGCATCCTTTTTTCTAGGACTAAAATATCCGATTTTAGAAAGTAGCTGATTTTCTAATTCTTTTATATTTTTTTCTGAGTATTCTTCCATTACCCCCCACCCCCTTTAATTTTTTGTTAAAAATTTGGACAGTTAACCCCTCCCACCGGTTCCCAAAACCTTAAAAACACTGGATTTTTTTGACCGGGGGGTGTTGTCATCCCCAAAATTCATCTGTTCTGAAATTTTTCTCAATCAATTTTTTTGATTTTCGAAATTGAAAACGGCCGTGACGTTTGTTGTGACATTCCTTGCAAAGAGTTCTTAGGTTGTCGAGATCAAGAGCGAACTCTGGATAGAACTCTAGCTCTTTGATGTGGTCAACTTCTAGGTTGTCTGTTGTAACTTTGCCTTCTTCTCTACACCAAACACATTCGTTGTGATCACGTTCGAGTGCAAGCTTGCGAAGTCCTCTCCATTCACCAGAATTATAAAACTCTGTTCGGTCTGCTCTTGTTGAAACTTCAATCATTTATTATCGATGTTGATGCTTTAAGCTCGAATTTATTTAGTTTGTCAATGCAATTGTTCAAGTGTTCAATCGCTTTACAACATTCTTGAGTTAACTCTTTTAATTCTGAGAGATTTTCAATTTCGACCCCAACTACAATTTTTCCTAATGGTTTTTGTCTATTGGTTGTTTTATTAAATAGTCTTTTAAAAATACCTTTCATAACTATGTAAACTCCTTTGTTTTCACTCTCTCAATTCCTTGTTTTACATATTCTAATGAATTCGCTACATAAGTTTTAACTCAGATTTACCAAGCGTTTATCTCGCATGTATGAAATGAAATCATCATAACCTCAAAACAATGAATTGATATCAAAATAAAAAAATTAAAAGCCTTGAAACTTTGTCATGGCTCTGTCTTGTGAATCTTGGTTTTTGCCTATATATCGTAATGAAATACTCTGACTTGAATGGTTCAGTAGGTCCATTATCAGAGCGACATCCTTTGTTTGCTCGTACATGAATAAGCCAAAGGTCTTTCTCATCGAGTGAGTAGCTATGTTTTCTAGGCCAACTTCTTCAGCAGCTTTCTTTATGATCTTGTAAGCTGTGTTAGGTTTTATATGCTGATGCTTTCCGTTTCGGCTTGGAAAGAGGAAGTCTTCATCTTTCTTATCTTTGATGTACTGCCTCATTGCATTCTTGAATTTCTTTGGCATCTTTCGTTTGGTTGGCTTGTCTGTCTTTTCATCGACGATCTGGACATGCCAACCTTTGACATGTTTTACTTTTAATTTAACGATATCGCCAATACGAAATCCCAGATTAACACCAGAAAGGAAGAGCATGAGGTTACGTTGTCTATCTGACTCTTTGACTGCGCTATGCAACGTCAGCCATTCAATCATAAGCTGAACATCGTCTCTATTTCTGATTGGTTCAACAACTACCACATATCCTCACCTCCTTTTTTAATGCACAAAAAAAGCAGAGGTTCTCTCTGCTATTCTTCATGATACTAATTTACCACATTAAAATCATCATTTGCTATCATTCTTATCATATATTTTAGATAATTTTAGCAACGCTTTGTGTTTTGTACGCTGGATAGTTGCAAGACTGCAATTTAATTTGATTTGAACCTCTTTCCAAGAAAGTCCGTCAATATACAGTAAGCGCATCACGATATTTTCCACTGGATCATCAAGTGACTCAATCGCTTGAACGAGTTCATCACGTTCATGGTACATCTGTTTGATTTCTTCATACAGCTGATCTGACTTGTCAATAATCAACACATTCAGTTCTTCAGTTTGATTCTTATTGCTTTTTGATTTCGGCATGCTGTCGAACTGTTGCCCTCGTAAAATACCTGACTTCAAACTGATGATTTCCTGGTGCTTTGACTTCGCTTTGATATCAATATAAGGCAAAGCCTTCAGTCTTTTTTTGATGTCTATTGCCAAACCTTACCCTCCTTCCTAAAGATTTACTTTGTTAAATTCTTCTAGACAAATGTTCGACCAAATGAAACGATTGATTTCTAAAAGCTTATCGCTCCCCATTTTTTCAATTCTTTGATAAAGCCTGATTTTAAATAATGCTTGCTTTTGTTTCGAAAACCTAGTTTCTTTTACTGGCAATGTTGCTATAAATGATAATGTTTCGCCATAAGCGCGAATTACACATTTTGCTAATATCTCACTATTATCCCCTTCCCTAATTACAATTGATACATTAATTGTTTCGTATTTTATAACCTCAATCAGACCAAGTCTGTCTTGTTTGCTGTTTGTGTTTTGAAAACCCGAATATGGATATTTACAAGGTCTCATTCCATATCCTCCAAAAGTTCTGGATTTTCGTAGATATTTCCTTGAAGGTATACATTACAGTTTTCAATACAGTCAAATAGACTATCCCAGACCTCTTTTTCTGTGTGTATATCTAACAACTTAAACATACCTTTATCAAAGACAATTTTTGCTCTGCCACTATCTTCAAATTCATCCCAATAAGTCCAAAGGATGACATCTCCTTCAAAAATTTCCTTCCCAGAATCATCTTCGAGTCCTGTTGATTGCATAAGTTCGATTTCATCAAATTCAACTGACATTTCTGTATACCTTTCGGTATCTCCCTGGTGACAGATATCTAATAACTTGCTATCGAATAAAATGTTAGTAACATCGCACATCCATTTCAACGACTTCATCCACGCTCTAAATCTTGGTATCATACCAAATCCTCCTTCTGTTCATCCCCCTAAATTGCTAAATGCGACTTCCCATCTATAATTATCATACTTCAATGTAATGTCTTTTAAAATTTTCCCTTTTGAAATTTCGATTTCTTGAGTGAATTCTAAGCCCTGTTCAAATGTAAAGATTTTAATGTCAACATTAAATTTTTCAGAGATTTCTATGTAATTTTCTGGGATAGCGCGCCATGCCTGCATAAAATTATTAAGCTCGATGATAAGAAAATCATCATCAAGATTAATTTCAAAACTTTTACCGTTGATAAAAGCACGTTTTGTGCCATTGATATAAAAATAAGAGTCCGTTGTAGTAAAAGTGATTATCTCACCGTCTGTATCTTCTTCGATTGTGATGTTTTCAACAGCTCCAAACATATATTTCAAAGCCGATTTAATATTTTCTGCACGTCCTCTTAGTTTAATTGTTCCTTCCGCAAAATTTGGCATCTTTATCCTCCATAATCCTCCTCATCTTCTATTCTTATCAAAGCTCTCCCCTTTGGAAAATGTGTTTTGTGATATTTTCTTGAGTAAATCTTTAAGGAGTCTAAGCTAATACCAGTGTATTCACTTATCTCATACAATGTTCCTATTGTGATAAACTTGTCTCCTGAATACAAAGCCCAATCGCGATTCCATTTATCGTCAACTACCATTCAAGCCCCCTTTCTACTCTTTTGACTAAGCATTTACTACAAATACCATTTTGAAATACACAATCATAATCTAACTTTTCTTCCAAAAGAAAAACTTGCTTACAATCTTCACAATCTAGCTTGTTATCCATCTGTTTCTCCTTCCAAAGCTGTTCCAATTTTTTCATTGTAGTAACTCAAAACCTTACCTTCTAACATTTTAATTTGTGTGATATTGCCTATAAAAAATTCCAAACCTGCACTCATTTCGTCTAACAACTTAACAACTTTTAACTGGTATTCCATATCAGGGACGTCAATCTTTATCTTTGACAATCTAGCTATCGATAAGCCCGGCTGATTGTCTCCGTCTGCACAACGCTCTATCTCTTCACGCTTCATCAACAACCAGTGAAATAAATATCGCTTATCTATCATTTCTTTCGGCTCAATTCTGAAACTATCATCGTCCATCCAAAATGGATCTCGATGAAAATAAACAGCACCAACCGTACCCTTACGAGTTAAGCGGATTGTATCGCTTTCACAATTGAATTTATCTGTCGTACCTTTTGTATTTTTTCCGGCTCCATAAATATAATATGCACCTTCGCTAACTTTACCACGCTTACCTGGAATTAAGTCACAAACGTCTAGTAATCCATACTTTGTTATATTGTCTGGCTTCATTCTAATCCTACTGCAAAATTGTACATCAACAAGTAATCGTCTAAAACCTTATGACATTTTGTTATGAAAGATTTTAAATCAATATCCGCATTAAAAAGCTGGATCAAAATCAATTGACTAGCTAGATGTTTTTCAAGGTGATTAATTACCATTTGGTCTAGCTCTGCATTTACCTGGTCGATGTCTATTTCTTCCTTCTCTACTGGTTTGCTGGGTGCTACCCATCTAAAATCTGAATCTAACGTATCAGATTCTTCATATTCGACCTTTTTGGTCTTACAGTCATATATCTCTTTTGAAATTTCAGGGCTATTTTTTTCTTTGTCAATGACTAAGAAAATCACGTTGATAGATGTATCTTCAAATCCATTTTGAATCACATTTAATTCAACAAGGTTATTCCCTATTAGCTCTCTCATTTTCTTCTCAGATTGACGGTAAGCAATCCCAGGGAACATGATATAGAATCCGTAGCGTTTTGTGTAAGTCATTGACTTCAACAGGAAAATATCATCAACAACACCCGACTTTTTCCACGGGTACAATTCTTTAATGGCTTGTTGATCTTCTTCTGGTAAATCTTTCAATTTCATAGAATAAGGCGGATTCATTGCAATTGCATCAACTTGTATATCTGACTGATAAGTGAAAAAACTCTGATTATTCACGATTGCATGAGGAAAATTTGTCTTCAATGCTTCGCAACTTTCATGCTGAATTTCTACCGCATGAAAATCAGTCATACTAATAAACTGCTCCAACTGCCCAGAACCTGCAGCACCATCAAAGACAGATATATTCTCACCGCAATATTGTTTTACTTTGTTTGCTAAGTATTCTCGTAAAGACTTTCCTGTCACATACTCAGCGAATTTATTAGCTTTCTGACGGTTATTGTGTTCAACGAACGTCATAATCTCACCTCATCCCCAACTTTCACTTTATCATCCCCCTTTTCAGATACCTCTGATATCTTTATCTCGAACTTGTGCCCGTCAATAGCGAACATCCCGTTACTTCCTAACAAATTCTCATCTTTAATAATTGACTTTGCTGTGTGCAAAACGAGCTGCCCTACTTGAAAAACAAAAGCAAGTTCTTCTAACTCTTTTTCTTCCATCTAAATTTTCACCTCATCTCCAATTTTTATTTTATCGTACATGTCCTTCGTGACCACGAACACCCCGTAATCACGAATTGTGATTGTGTACAACTTGCCATGTCGGCCTTTTTCAAGGACTTTACCGAATATTTCTGCGCCTGAGTTATCAGCTTTATAGATAACCATAGGCTTCTTCTCTTCTAAATCTCGAATCCTGTCCATCTGCCAGGTGTTCAATCCAGCTGATAGCAGAATCCAGATTACGATGAATCGTTTCAATCTTCGACCTTCCTTCCGTGTTCTTTCAACCATCTATCAAATCCATCTAAAACATTCTCATTTTCTTTGAGTTTAAATATTCCACTGTATCTATCATCACAATACTCGCAATAATCGATATAATCTCCACCGTAAAACGACATCACTCAACCTCCTTGATATCATCTTTTCTGATATCAACAACCTCTTCAAGATATTCCTTTGAATACCAATCATATTCAACGCATTTCCTAATAAATCTTTTATTATGAAAACAACGCTCTATGTACGCAATTGGAAATAACAAAGCAATAAAAGGTGAGCATACGATTAAGAATAAATAAATAGCAATTGCACAAACTCTTGAGTCTGCAATGTATTCATAAAAATCTACTAAATCTTTTATTTTCTTTAGATGTCTGATAAAAATAATATAGTTTTTTCTTGTCATTCTGTTACCTCCTCAAAGCGCCCATCTATTTTTGGGCTTATTTCTTTTGAAAATAGGATTTTTCTTTTCTTTTTTCTTCTGCTTGTGATATTCGCTATCTTTGTTAAAAATAATATCTTCATCTTCAATCAGTTCAGGAATGAAGTATCCAGATGGGTATCGTTCAGGTCGTTCCATGTTACCACCTCACATATAAGTATTTTGTATCGATATCTTGTCTTAAAATACAATCTCTCAATGACCTCAAATCTTCTAACGCACTGCTAACAGTCCCCCATTTGTTCTCAGGTTCATACTGCACATACTTTTCAGGATGCTGTTCCAATTCTGAGATACCACGTTGAATGTTTTCAAAAATCTGAGCAACATTGTAGATAGTACCCTGTTTGAAATCCCAATCCATAGCGATCCTGAACATCCTTCCAAGATTGTAAGTCGGAGAACTATTTTCAGGTTCATCTATGCAAATATAATCTCCGCTTTCTATTCTTCCTAAAATTTCCAAATCATAACTCATTTACCCGACTCCTCAATCTCTTTCAATAACATGTCCATATTGAAGCCACTATCAATAAATCTGTGTGTAAGTTCTTTATTAATTCCATTCCCTAAACAATGATAAACCACATTTACATTAATACTTAACCCTAAATATTTTTCTAAGCGTGTTCTATTAACTACATAGAAGTCAATGTTTCTTTTCTGTTGTTGATAAGGCATAGCTTTAGTAATATCTCTAGTGCAATACATCAAGACATTTGAAATGACATCCTTCTTTGTCAAACAATCTCTTAAAGAAAAGTATGTGTTTGTTTTTGGAATGAGAATGAGTTCTAATTGTCTGTTTATAAATGAGTCAGGAAAATAACTCATAAGCTTTTTCAATTCTTCAAAGACTTCATTATTCATCACTCCACCTCCTGAACTTTCACACCCTCACAATCGAATATCCAACTCATACCATTTTCTTCTAGGTCAGTTTTAGTATGATATCCTGAGTAGAATACTCCATCATAGCTAGAGAAAATATAATCTTCATCTTCCGTGTGATAGTACAACTTTTGTCCGCTTGATTTCAGAGTTACAATATATCTCTTCTCGACCTCGTAGCCTAATATCCAAGCTAGTGCGAAAACTTCGGAATTGTCCCAATACCATTCTGCAACTCTGTCAGACATACTTGCGTCTATTGAGTAGGACAATGTATACCCCAGTTTTTTCTGTTCTGTTATAAAATCCGCCACAAACTGCGGAACTGTGACTTTTTCACGTTCAACCATGCCCTCAACTTTACCTTGTTCATAACCCTCGCGCCATTTTGCATGACTGAAATCCTGTTCAAATTCACTCATGATTGCCTTTAACCAAACTTCACGGTCATGCAATGGCAATTCTCGCAATCGTGCTAGTACGTTCTTGACGTAGCGTGGAGCTTCATCTGCGTGACCTGCTTCTGGTTCGTCTAGTTGTTTCACTAAATCCAAAACATCGTCCAAAGCAACATAAAACTTTTCTCCATACAATTTATCTAAATTTCCAATTTTCTCAATCAATTCCTGCTTATTCATTTTCCAATTCCTCCAACTGCGCTTTCATTTTCTTCAATTTTTTCTTCAAAAATTCAAGATGAGCAGTGCGACCTTGTGCGACTCGTCTATCGCACGGCTTCGAATACTCTTCAATTTCCTTCTCCGTTTTCTCGATTGAGTGTTTCAATCCGTCAATCATTGTTTGTTTACTGTATTTCATGTTTTAACCTGATTACTAAAAATCCAGCTCTTGTCCCTCATGGCTCAAAGGCACAAGAGCTAGCAAATTCTTTATACGCCATTCGTCCAAGTCTGACGCATATTCTAGCTCGCTTTTAACGTGGTTCGCGGCACGTTGATTTTGTCGCTAAGTAATAGCAATCTATCGCACCATAATCAAACCTCACATCGTCTTTACCGATGTGTTTCTTGAATTTTGGTCTGGTAATACCTGAGAAAGCCCACTGATGGTCTTTCATCCGTTCGATAAGTTCATCTACATTGTTGAAACTTCCAAGATAAAACTTGCAGTGTCCATTGTAGACAAAATAGAGCTCAATCATCTTTGCAAAACTCCTTGTAGATTTTTTCAAAAATTTCTGACACCAATTTTTTAGGTATATTAGATCTCTCGTTGTATGATTTTGAGAAATTCTTCCACTCTATGTCTTGCTTGATAATTTTATTTTTTAGATTAAGTTCAATATTGCTTCCAAAAATCGTCCGTTTTTGTAAAGGATAATCATAATTATTGTATCTAGCTAGGTTTTTGTATGGAATTCTGAATCCAATAATATCCTCAATGTAGGGCCACAGTCTGTCAGCAGCTGGATTCTCAATAACCCAAAATTGTGGTCTGTATCTTTTTATGATTTCTATTGTGTTGAAAGCTGTCAGCTCGCCATTGACCCTTTTTAAAAATTGCCTGTCGTACTGATAATTTATATAGGCTGACTCGTAATCCTGATTTGCCCTGATCGTGAACGGTGAAGGTCTTACTTGTGGAGCAAACAAGCTATCAGACACATCATTGCGTTTCCAACACGCATTCCCATTTTCCATTGCAGAAGCATTTGACCATGATTCACATGGCGGACTAGCTATTACAAGGTCAGGTTTTGGTAATTTGTCTAACACGTCAAAGAGCGTGTTATCTCCAAATAAGCGCTTGTAATCTGCAAGGTCCAGATTTATGAAATGATTGTTCTTGTTTTCTATATCCATTCCGATTGAATAGATTTCAATATTCGCCCCCCCGAACTATTCAGAGAGTTAGCGCCATTGAAGTAAGAACCATTCCCGCTATCAAAGAGTGCCCAGACTACCATTTTTTTGATAATCAATACCTCCTATCCTTCATCCCAGCTGGATACACAAAGCATCTACCAGTTGCTCCTTCAAAGATGCGACTTGATAAAGCACCATTCCCGAAATCGTCCGAGTAAAGTTCTTTAATCTCTTCACTAGACAGATTCGTGTTGATAATCGTATCGGTCCGATTATCCAGAATCTTGAACAATATCTGATGCGCCCACTCATTCCGCTTCGTGTCAGCCTTGCGACTCTCTTTCCCAAGGTCATCCAGGAAGAGAAAATCAACTTCAGACAGTAGCTTGACCATCTTCGCTTCTGAAAATCCATTGTCAAACTCAAAGCTTTCTCGAATCTTATCAAACAAAGCCACAACAGACACAAAGAGCACGCTTTTAGGTTCATCATAAGACTTAAATTGCTCATTGAGAAATCTAGCAAAGCCATAGGTCAGATGACTCTTACCAACACCAGAAGGCCCAGTGATGATAGCATTTCCAGTCTCACCTTTCGCATAACAACGCTCCAACCGCTTCACAAAATTCATAGCATTTTCATCAATGTCAACTCGAATCTCATAGTCATGTAGCGACTTGCTTGCCAGCTTGCTTGAAACGATACTATCTCGAGCAAAGACCTCGTAAGTATCTGATAGCTTGCTTTTAACTTCAGATTCCATATTCAGCTGCTTTTCAAAGCGTCGGATATTCTCTTTCTCGCACTCGGGACATTGATTGATTTCCTCAACCTTGCCCTTGACAGGGATTTTAACAGACCAAAGATGGCATCCATGAATTTCACAGACATCATCAAGAACTATCCTAGTTTTGAATTGTTTAAACTGTTTCATCTAAAACCCTAGCCTTTCGTCTGTTTTCTTTTCACGTTTAACAACATTTCCTTGATTCAAATAACCGTCGAACTTCGTTCCAAAGAGGGTTTCTGGTCTCAAGTATTTCGCATACTTCGTACCTGACCAATCTTTAACCATATTATCAATTACCTGTTTAAAGTCATCTAGTCGATATCCTTCAGACCATCTAGCCTTAATAAGAGATCTGTTCTTCTGAACATTATCTCTATATTTCTTTCCGGTCTTTGAATTAAGATAATCGATAATTTCTTTGTAAGGGATATTATCTATACTACCCTCACCTATACTACCCTTACCTATACTACCCTTACCTATACTATGCGGACATTCGTCCGTCACTTGTCCGTCAACTGTCTGACCTTCTTCAGTAAGCTCGAGAACTACCTTTCCAGGCTCAACCAATCTACTTCCATCAACTTCTAATCCAAGTTGTTGAATAGCTAAATTCCTGTGTATACTAGGCTTGTGTCTATCTGGTCTAATTTTATTTTGTTCGTTGAAATCCGTAATGAAATAGACCATGTCTTGATTAAGTGGCTTTATAAACTGCTTGATAACTAATAGGCCTAAACTATCCTCACTGGCACCAATCATTCTAACGACTGGAAATGCTTCGACAATTCCGTCATCATCTGAATTGATGACCAAATGAACATACAGAGCTTGAGTTTCAAGCGGTAGTCTTAAAAATTTTTGTGTTTGCATTATGGTCTTGCTGACCATTCTTCTTTCTGCCATCTACCCCTCCACACTTGAAAATTTTGTGTATTCTTTATGAAAATACAACTTCACTGTCCCTAGGCTACCATGTCGATTCTTTTCCAGGATCAGCTCCGTCACATTATTCGATTCTTGACTGTCTGCTTGTTCTTTTTGATAATAAGCATCACGATACAAGAATGCTACAATATCTGCATCTTGCTCAATCGAACCAGACTCTCGCAAGTCTGCCAGCATCGGACGCTTGTCTTGTCTCTGCTCAACTGCCCGGCTTAGCTGTGACAGGGCAATGACAGGTACTTTCAAATCCTTAGCTAGTATCTTCAATTCCCTAGAAATCTCAGAAACTACCTGCTGTCGATTCTCGCCTTTTGAACCAGTGATCAGTTGCAAGTAGTCAATGATAATGACTCCAAGACCTCCCATTTCCTGGGCAAGTTTTCGAGCCTTTGACCGTATCTCAGAGATACGAATACCAGCCGTATCATCAACGAAAATAGGTGCGTCATAGAGATTCCCTTGTGCATGCACTAGCCTACTCCATTCCTCTACGCTCAGATTCCCAGTTTTTAGATTATAGCCTTCTACCATTCCTTCAGCTGCCAACATCCGCTCAATCAAGCTTTCCGCCCCCATCTCAAGTGAAAAAATAGCAACAGGCTTTTTCTCTTTCACAGCGATGTACTGAGCGATATTCAGAGCTAGCGCCGTCTTCCCCATTGCAGGACGGGCAGCAAGGATAATGAGATTATCCTCATGAAGACCAGTCGTAATCTTGTCCAGTCCAACGAATCCAGTAGATAGACCTGTCACAACTCCATCTGTCTGAGAGCGAGTCTCGACCATCTGCATGTGTGTATCAAGGATATCAGCCACATTACGAAATCCAGTACCCGTATTTTGATTGCTGATATCAAGCATGGACTTTTCAGTCTTTGCAATGATATCATCGATGGACACATCACCCTGATAAGCACTCGAGAGGGAGTCAGATAGGTTTGCTATCATCTTTCTGAGCGTAGCCTTTTCTTTCACAAGCTTTGCATAGTGCTCCACATTCTTCGATGTCGGAGTGGAGTTTACTAGCTCGACAACATAGTTGATGCCCCCAATAGTTGAAATATCCCCCTGATTAGTAAGAGCAGAGACCATAGTTGTCGCATCAATTGGCTCACCTTTTTCAAGCAAGGACAACATGGTTTTAAATACAATCTTGTTTGCAGGCTTGTAAAAATCATCAGGAGTCAAGTCATCTGCTAGAGTAATAAGTGAGTCGGGGGAGATAAATACCGCTCCCAGAACAGATTGTTCAGCCACTAAATCATGCGGTGGTATTTTGAAATCATCCATCACTTCTCCTTGCTAATCCACAAATGTTTCTTTTCGTGTCACGGGATCAATATCCACACGTCGACCTGTTTTAAAGTCGATAAAGCCTTTTTCAACCTGTGGCGCTTGAAATTGAATCTTCTTTTTCGCTCTCATGGCCATTTTAAGCTTGATATTCATCATCAGCGATTCAATCAAGACCACTGAAACTACTGTACATACTGCGATAATTTGTAAATTGTTCATGTTTTTTATCCTCTTTTTGTGCTATAATATAGTCAAATAATTTTGCTAAGACCTTGTCCAGAAGCCTTTTAGTAAAGTTATTATAGTTGATTCGAGAGCCATTCCTTTATGGCTCTTTTTGACCATTTTTTACCAGGGAGTTCTTTTGGAAATCCCTTCATGTAACGATAATTATTTGAAAATGTGTCATAGTTGATTCCTAGAAATTCGCAGGTAGTGCCTACATCCATCAATTCAGGATAGTGGTCACTATCTTTTTCTATTTCAACCAATCTTGTGATTGTGTCCTTGATAATGGATTTGATCCAGTCCGTTAATGAAAGTAGAACATTATCCATCTTTTACCCTTTCTAAATTTCGTCAAATGAGTTCAATTTCATGATTTTCATCTTAGTATTGGTGCTTGGTTCCCAAGTCATCCAATATTTCAATGCTGCTTCTGCGAATTTCTTTGGTAGCAAGTCATAGCGACTGATATTGAAGTGGTCTTTGAAATCAATCTCAGCTTGTCTAAATACCGACTGAGCGAAAATCTTATCCGCATAAGCTGGACTATCAATACCACCCAGGCATGCCACAACCCTAGCCTTGCGCTTCTTCAGTAGCGATTGAGCATAGCTCGGATGAATCGGTTGCTCACTCTTGAGATAGTCAATATCTTCCAGCATGGTCGCCTGTTGCTCACGCAATTTCTTCTGGCCAGTAAACAGAGCGATAAAGGCATCCTCGTCCAAGTCCTCACGAATGAATCCGCCCTTCTTGCGAATAGCTGGCAAGACCTCTGAAGTCACCCAGCGCTTGAACTCCTTAGCCTGAGGTAACTTACTGGATAAAATAAGAGAGTAGAGACCAGATTCGTTGATGATGACAGGGTTTTGATTTCTACCCATGGCGTCACGAATCGTTACCCCATCTGTCTTATCATCATCATCTACATGGTCAAAAATTGCTTTTCTTGAATTCGCATATCCTAAGATATCCGCAACATCCTTCCCAACGAACCACGGCTCGTCATCAATTGTCAAAGTACGGACTTCCTGCCCGTGAAAATTAAAAATTTCGTTCATAGTATTCCTTTCTAAATAAAGACCTCTAAAAAATCATAAATCAAATTTTTTTCTAATTCTTTCCAGCTCATCATCTTGTATTTTTTTAAACCCGTTGATGCGCTTTTTTCTATCTCTTTTGCTAGCGTAGTACGTGGCAAAACCAATGAGTATGTTGATAATGATAGTGAAATAAAACCATACTAGTTCGTTCATCTCCACCCTCCTACTCCAGCACCTTACTGCCGACTACCAATCGTTTAACGACAACGTCCATCTCCTTAAACTCGGCATTTTCTGCACAGTAGCGAACGCTCTCGCTGATGATGTGACAAATGGATACTCCGTATTTGTTCGCCAGCTCTGTAGCAATATCCCAGGCATCTTTATCAATCCGTGTTACTTTTTGCGCTGCGTTGTTCATAATATTCCTTTCCTTACTTTCCCTAGTGTTAAAATAGTTTCCCAAACATCTAGTCCCTCAAGACTGTCGATCATCATTTGACTAAGTTGGTGATTTTTCTTTTGCCAATTCAGTATTATTTTCGCTTGCATATATGGACCTCTCAGTGATTTCTCCAAGGGTTTTCAATACCCAAAATATCTACGACTTTTTCTTTCACATAATCACTTCCTTTTCCATACTTCAGTAGCTCTGAAATAACTGATGATGCTACAGATACTTGTTTTGCCAATTCTACTTGAGTCATATCCAACTCAATCAAACGAGTTTTAATTTTAGCCTTGATTATCTTTAGTTCTTTACTCATATTCTTCCTTTCTAAACTTGATATAATTAAAATAAAAACGACTGGAGGAGAATAATGAAATCTTCATTTTTTCACTATCTAAAGGAAATCATCTTATATGGTGTCCTAGTTCCGATTTTGACAGTTATCGTAGGATTTCACCTTTTTACTACCTTCTATCCTATTTCTGATTCACTGTTAACAGATTTCTTGAAAGCTTTTACAGAACAAAGAATCCTTGCTATTGTATTCGTTCTTATTCTTTGCTTTATATTTTTCGGTTCAATTTATTACTGTATTTCATGTGGACGAAATAGAAAATTGATACCTGATAAAGTTTATACACAAATCACAACTTACATTTCATCTGTAGGTTTAGCGACTGCAGTGATAGCTGTCGCTACCTTGACTCTCACAGAATTACAGTTTTCAATCCTTACAGGTTGGATTGCTTTTATCGCTTTGTTGTTGCCACTTCTGAAGTTTAAAGTCCAATACAGCACCTATCAGAGTAGCGACAATGTAGCACAGAAAACTACCGAAAACAAAGCCAATTAAGAAAGGCTCTACCATTCTCCTCTCCCCCTTTCTTTAAAAAATTATCTAAAAAGTTAGCGAACTGCTTGACAAATTCTAAAACTAGTTTTAGAATATAGACATAGAGAAAAGACCTACTAAAAGTAAGTTTTACCTATATAAAACGGACGCCAATCAGTTTTGTAAGGCTTTATTTTTTAGTTGTCTTGTTCGCTAACTCTTTAGCTTACGAATACTATTTTAAAACTAGTTTTAGGATTTGTCAATAGTTTTTATAACTAATTTTAAAATATTTTTTCGTAATGCTTAGAAAGGTTGAAATATCAATGTTCTTAGCATTCGACAGAATTAAAGAATTGGCTGATAAACAGAAAATTTCTTTAAATATTTTAGAAGAAAAATTAGGATACAGTACAAATTATCTTTATAGTCTAAAAAAAGGTAACCCAAAATCTGACAGACTACAAGAAATAGCCGATTATTTTGGTGTTAGTACAGACTACTTATTAGGTCGTACTGAAAATCCTAATCTTGCAGATGATACCAAGGAGTATACATGGCAAGGGAAAGTTCTAAATGTTGAAGAAATGGCATCTAATGTCATGATGTTTGGCGGTCGAGAATTAACAGATGAAAAGAAAAAAATCATCCAGTCTATCATTGAAGGTTATCTAAAAGAAGCTGGTGATTAGAGGTATTGCTTAGTGACTGAAAAAGAAATTATAAGTCATTTTCAGATTCGTATTATCGATTTTGATGGAGATTTGATGCCTGATGAACTTGGATTTTACGAAAAAGAAACCAATACAGCTTTCCTGTCGAGTAAACTCAGCAAAAAAGAGAGAGTTAAAGTCCTACTGCATGAGCTAGGACACAAGGATCACACACGCTCAGAGTACCAGAACGCTCGCCTACGCTGTGAAAACGAAGCTGATAGGAATATGATCCATCATCTCGTAAAAGATGCGATAGAAAGCTTAGACGACCCTACAGAGTTTGATTACCTCAAATTCATGTCCTACTACAATCTAAAAACCGTGACAAATGAAATTATGGTAAAAGAGGAATATTATAATTTAGCAAATATAATTTAAGGAGATGTTATGAAAAAAGAAAAAGATTCTAAACCTTTTTATAAAAAAGTTTGGTTTTGGATATTGGTAGCTATCTTAGCTATCGGTGGTTCAAATGCTCTTACAAAACAAACGTCAAGCAAAGCAGACGAAGAAAAAGCAAGTGCGCTTAAAACAGCTCAAGAACTTGTCGAAAGTAAAGCATCATTTTCTGAAAAAACACTTCTTTGGTACTTAACAGAAAGTGCGAGTCACAAATATTCAAAGAAAGCTGCTCAATATGCTGTTGAGAATGTTGGTGATGTTTGGGTTAATGAAGCGCTCGATATTGCAAAAGAAGAAAGAAGTGAAGGTAAGACTGACCAAGAAATACTTAAAAGTTTGACAGATAAAGATGCTCAGTTTACTGAAGAACAGGCCCTGAAAGCTATTGAAAAATTAAATGAATAAAAAAGCCTCATAATCGCCCTCGCCAAAGTTTGATTGTGAAGCTCACCCTTATAAAAAATCAGCCATTAAAAAGGCCTCTTTTCTATACCCTATTTTACACCATGAAAGGGGTGATGTCAATATTCTCAATGTTTAGACCTTGTCCAGAAGCCGATAAACAAGGAGAATACAATGAAATATAATAAAACAAAATACCCAAATATCTATTACTACGAGACTGCAAAAGGCAAGCGTTACTATGTCAGACGTTCTTTTTTCTTCCGAGGTAAAAAAAAGAAAAAAGTAAAAGTGGTTTCACAACTCTCCCTCAAGCTCGTGCAGCCTTGGTAG